TTGATAAAATCAACGAATTAACTTTGCTAATTCAAAATAAAAATTCATCATTAAAAATTGTTGATAAAATCAACGAATTAACTTTGCTAATTCAAAATAAAAATTCATCATTAAATTTTAATATTGATGAATTATTAACTGAATTAAATTTACAAAAAGAATTGCTAATATCTTTAAAGACTCGTCTTTATAAGACAAATATGCCTATTCAAGATAAAATTTTTAAACTTTCTGAATTAAAAACAGAAGTTAAATTTTGGTCAGGTTTACCTACTAAAGAAGGTTTAGAATATGATCGCTATCATAAAGACTCATTCGAGTACGTGTCACACTTTAATGAAGTGTTTGTTCGCAAGAAAAAAGAAGAACTTCAAAAAGAAATTGAAAAAGTCCAAGAAGAACTTGATTACTTTAACCATATAACTGATTTATTGTAATCAAAAACATAATTGAGTGTTGTGTGATAATTAGTAATTTTTATGGATTGATATCACTCATTCATAAAATGAACATTATTGCACTCACTCAATTTAATATATCATATTTTTCTACTGGTTACAGCAAATCCAGTGACCAAAGCAAAGCCAAAGAGTTCACACGTGACACTGTTGAGTCAACCGATCCTAATGCCTATTTCAAGTTGTACGACTTCTTGATTAACCTTACAACTCATTACTATACTGAAACCATTATCGAATGGATTATCAGTAAATCAGAAGTGAAAAAATTACATTTCAGACAATAAAACTATGAAAGCAACTTATGTATCTGTATGGGATAGTGGAAGTGAAGTAGCTACGTCCTGTAATTTCGAACCTGAAACAAAGAATATCACTGATATTGAAATGGTTGATGGAGAGTTTGTACGACTTCCTGATGGAACTGAAATTGATGTTGATGATTGTTTGATTGAAGGTGAATCATACGAAAAACTTAATTAAGATATGGCAAAAAAAATGATTTGGGTTTGTTCTGATTGTGGTTCGAGCAATGTACAAACTAAGAAATGGGTTGACCTCAACACTAATGAAATAAAAGGTGATATATCTGATGGGTGAACCCGAAGATAATTGGTGTGAACATTGCTTGAACCATAACTGATGTAATTGAAGTTGAAATTGAATCTTAAATAAGAATCATATGAAAACAAAACCTTTTATTGTAGTATTCCCTGTTGATGTTGACAAGAATGAGGTTGATAATATTAATGGTAATACCTATACTCAACCTGAACTCGATAAGGAATTAAGTATTATCGAGAAACAGTTTGGTGTAACCATTGATACCTTTGGCTTGGATAACTTTGTCCATGCTGTCAATGAACAAGATATTGATGTTCTTACTGAATCTTGGATTGCTCATGTAAATGTAATAGAAGAATAAAAACCTTATTTCCTAATTAAAAATAATATGAACAAGTCACCCCCGTAATTTAATCCTATATATTTTGATTTATATAAATAATTGTAATAATTAAAAATCCTGAAAATAAATTTCAGGGTTTTCTTGTTTTTTAGTTCGAACCATTGTACTTTTGATTCATGGGAACTAAAACCAACAAAGTTATACGAATTGATGATGAAGGTTATCTTGTATTGGATGATTTTTGGGTATGGTTTTAATCCTAAGAAATCATGTATTAAAGTTTCTAATCAAGAACTTATCAAAGTGAATTATAAATTAGTTCCAAAATACACAACTGATAAAAACACATTATCATGAAAAAGACTTTGAAACAAACTCATTATGGATTGGATGCAACAAAAGCAAAATGCTTTCGAATACTAAACTTTAAAATTACTTAGTTAAGAAAACCTGAAAATAAATTAATTCGAACCTCTATACCTTTGTTTTATAAATTAAAACCCAAATATCATGGCAACAAAAAAAGAAAATTAATCTTAAAGAAGCGTACACAGATTATTCAGTTCATGAAGCATATGATAATGTGAAAGATGGTACGGATTGATGATTTCAAAACATTAGCCAAAGCTATTGAATTTGTTAATTACTATATTGATAGCGAAGAAAATTGTAAGTATCTTATATTTAAAAAAGTACCAGTATCAATGCATGAAAATAAAACCGTAAAAAATAATATTAATTTCTAACTAAGAAACAAGCAAAAAAAAAGTCAAAAAATAATTACGATTTTTCTTGCTATTTAATTCGAACCTTTATACTTTTGTTCTGCAATTAAATATTAACCCAAAATACTATGGCACTCGTAACCGAAAATGTAAAAACTGCTGATGTCTATGTGAAAGATGAAGGTGATTTTGCTACAATCATCTTTCAAACACCCAAAGCACAAAATATTGCAAGGAAGAATGTACAAGGTGATTTCTATGGCAAAGATGTACTAAAGGTAGATGTTGACCTGTCATTCGTACCTAAGTTTCTTGGTTGGGCATTAACTCATAACCTATCATTTGATAGTGAGATTTCAGTACGTGTAGGTTCAAAGTATGCCATTACCGATAAAGAAGCAATACGCAAAGCTATTTGCGCTCCAAAGTCAATGCTTGATTCCGCATTACCAAAGATTCTTGAACATGTTGGGCTTGCTACATTCAGAGGCGATGACTTGAATAAAGTTAATCCAGCTTGGTCAGTTAATGACAAGTTTGTTGTCGGTCAACGTTATCCTGTATATGACAATGAAGGTTACTTCGTTGTGGGTAACGATGGAAAGGGTTACAAGATGACCCCGAAAGCATGGTCAGGTAAATGGTAAACTCTTAACTAATAAAATTATGAAAACAGTTTTAAGAAATGCTCAAGGTGAAATCGAATACATTCACCTTTGCGGTAACATTTACTTAACTAAGAAAGCTGAACAAGTCTTTCAGGAAACTACTGTAACACGTGAAATGGTATTGGAAACAATACCTGACCCTGCAATGGCATTTGCTTGTGCAGTAGAAGAAAGAAATGATGCAAAGCATTACAAACTTCAAATCCTGATGAAGCTATGCATTATTGATGCCTATGACGTAAAATATAACTAACTCTTAACTAAAAATTATGTTACCTTATCCAATAACAATTCTTTTGTTTATCCTGTATGTAATTCATTTCTTTATTGCTCGATGGATAATCATTAAGTTGATTGGATATGGGTTCATGCTTATTCTTAGTTAATAAATTCATTCTGTGGTGGCAATGGTTTAGTAAATGGATTAAGTTATCACATTATATTTCTCAACCTGAATCGGTAAAACCATTCTATAATGAAGCTGAAATTCTACAAAGAGTAGAACTCATTAAAGAACAAGAAAGAATCTTAGCTGCGAAAGCAAAGGTGCAAGTTTCTTAACTTGCATCACTTCAAAACACAATGTTCAACTCTTAACTAAAAAATAAAATGAATACTGAAATTAAAGAAGCAAAAAAAAGAGGTCGTCAAAAGGGGCAAACCATTGAAAGACCTTTCATTATTGATGAAAATCTTTTACCTTTCAAAATCAAAATCAATGAAAGGTCTTATGATGTATTTGAAGGTGATAGTATTATACCTATTGGTTATTATACTACACTGCCTAATGCATTGAAGTGTGTTGCTTTGGAGAAAGCCAAAAGGACTAAAAAGGAATTCAGTCTTCAACAATACATTGATGCTTTCAGTAAAGAAGTAGAAAAAATTAAAGAACTCATACCACAAATCTAAATTAAGAATTATGGGTAAAGTAATTTGGACTGTATGGACTAATACCTATGTAAATTACTTAGGTGATGTCCATTTCAGTAAAGGATACTTAACTAAGAATGCTGCTCTTCAGGGAAAACGAAGAACTGATGTTCAATATTTAGGTGATCCATTTAAAATCGATCTGAAGAAATGAGTTTTGTACACTACTATATTCTTTTCTATATTGTACTAATCATTTTTATGATTTGGTATAGTAAAAAAAATAAGAAATAGTATTAGGATAAAATTTAAAATAGAAGCGGAGACTTTCAAAACATCTACTAAAGATATGAAACGTGAACTAAAATTTCGTGCATGGGATGGTAAACAGTGGTCATATTTTACACTTGGTGAAGTATGAAAAAGTTAAATACACTTTTACAGTATCGAGAACCTGAATATTTCTTAGATATAAAACCTGATGAACATTTTCTGTTTGAGACAATAAATCCGATAGTAAGGGTTGCTAAGTTATCCTTAATAAAGCAATCATCTTATTTTGATTATTCTGGCTTTCAAATAAAAACTGTTACAACTCCTTGTGTGGCATTGTCCGAACTAAATGGACTTAAAGTTTGCCATATAGAATGTCCAGAATTTACTGGACGTATCAATGCATTCTATGCATTAGATTGTACATCTTTTATAGGAGTGGTGTGGGATAGTGGTCTTGGTCACCTTAAACTACGAGCAAATTATTTTTGGAATGATCCAAATAATTTATTAACTTTGGATTTAAACAAAATGACTAAAAATAGACCTAATTCAAAATATCCAGAATTCAAATTCTAAAAAAATGGAAGCAACTATCAAACAAAACCTTTTGAATTCTTATAAGACTAATAATCATATTGGTCAAACAGTTCACAAAATGCAACTGGTTGCTTTATTAGCTAAGAATTCAAAATCTACAACAAAAAATAATAATTCTTTTTTGTTTAAAAAATTCGAACCTTTATTCGTACCCACAGATGAGAAAGGTATCGAGTACTTCGATATGACTGATATTAATACTGGTAAATCTTATTCAGTATATGGTGTTCCTGATCACTTATTGATCCCTGCTGATAATCAGGATAAGTTATCAGATGGATTCAAATCATTTGTAGATAATAACTACAATGGATCAAAAGAGGGGTGAAAGAACTTTTCAAATTAAGAAATATTTAACCCAAATAAAACTATGAAATCAACAGCAATCAATTTCGAGTCACTGTACTCAGCAATTTACAGTAAAGTTCTACGGCATGTATCCTATAAGGTTAATGATTATGAATTGGCCAAGGATATCACAGGTGACATCTTCGTTAAGATTTACAACAAGATGAGCACCTTCAATGCAGATAAAGCTGCTATCAATACTTGGGCTTGGACTATCGTAAAGAATTCATTGATCGATTACTTCCGTTTGAAGAAACTCGATGCGATACAGTTGAGTAAGATGAACACTGATGATGGTGACCAGTTCGAATTACCATCTTCTTTAGATACATTTACACAAGTATCCACTGATGAGACTATGAACAGGATCATAAATGCAATCAATGAACTGCCTGAATCTCACAGAGAAATTGCATATCTGAATCTGGTGGAAGACTTGAAACTTGAGGATGTAGCGTCTCGTACCAATACACCTCTTGGAACTGTAAAAGTTACAATGATGAAAGTAAGGTCTTTTTTAGTTAAGAGGTTAAACGATCTCGCATAATGGAAACAATTGATGATTTGATTAAGGGATTGCATGACCTGAAAAAAAGTGTATCTGCAAGTTTTCACTACGATGGCAGATATATAGGTAAATCACTTGAAGCTGTATTGACATATATCAGCATCTGGAAAAGACTTAGACCTGATATCACTCTCAATGATATGTTAAAAGAAAAGAAAATATTGACGCTTCAATTATATCAATTGGCATTGGAAAAATGGAATGTAGTTAAACCCATCACTGATGAAGAATGGTTCGAATTATTTAGTTTTCCTTTTAAAAAAGCAGCATAATGAAAAATCTTGATAAACTATCCAAAGCGTAATGTCATTTAAGGCAGAGAAGGAGCACACAGTAGTTTTTTTATTATTTTTCTGTCTTTGCTTCAAAGCCAGTGGTGGAATGTACATGTGATCCTCTTATGTACCCCTTTAAAACCCCTGAAAAGAGGTTTTTTATTTAGAATGATTCTAAATTATGATTTATCTTTAAAATTAAATAACTTTTTTGAACCTATATCCGTATACTATAATAGTTTTGTTGGTTTTATTTTGGGTTTGCTTTGGGGGCTTTTTGGGTTGCCCCCTTTGCTTTTTTATAAGGGTCTTCGTATATTGTACGACTTATAGAATGTACACTGAATGCCCAATTATAAATCAAATTTGTTAACCATTCATCATCTGCATCCGTATAATATATCATATACATAAAGCACTTATTTTCACCATTAATGGGATCATATACGATATACCATCACATTACGTCTTTTTTAATGTAAAAGGTAAAAGAGATGATAAAGAAATCAATCTAAAAACCTTAAGATTGCCAATCATAAATACCATTATTGAATATTATTAACTAAAAAATATTATGACCCAAGAACAACTAACCCAAAAAATTCGTGATATCTACTCTTCAGAAAAAGGACGTGGATTTATTACTCATCTGTTGAGGGCATTCTTTCCTATTAATAAAGTTCAATATGTCATGTTTGATCATGAAAACGACAATGGGAAACCAAAGACTATGAAATGCTGTATCACTGGAGAACAAATGTACTCCAAGGGTTCTAAACTTCAAATACTTTCTGCAGAACCATGAGCATCCTTTAAGAACTTTGTGGATCGTACTATCAAAGCAATTGATGAAACCAAAGAAATTGATCCATATGCTGAAGCAATAACCAATGAAGTTAAAGAGAAACTGCAGTCAATGCCATTAGAGCCATCACTTCTAATAAAAGTGATAAAGTAATGTCTGAAGAGGCATTCCAAGCTCTCCAAAACTTCTACTTCTCTGAACTACTCAGAAGGTTAATAAACATGTCAACTGGATCGCTAATAACGAGAAAGCTAAGTGGATCACTGAGTCAGCTAAACGAGATGGTCTAGTAACAACCAAGAAAGAAGAGAGGGTCATCCATAAAGCTGTAGAGCACTCTAAGATGTCCCTTGGTGAATTGGATGTTCTGAAAGACCTTAAGAAAAAGTTCGAGTCTAAATCTTAACTGCGTAAGCAAAGAAATTAATATGGCAGTCCTAAAGACGAAATCGAAATGTTATCTGTTGAATCTTTAATACAAATTTCTAACTAAGAAAGATATGAATAAAAGAATCAAAACCAAATGGTTAAAGGTATTACGTTCTGGTAATTACAAGCAAGGTATGACCGTATTACATAGTGCTGGTAAAAGAGGTGGCAATTATAAGTTCTGCTGTCTTGGTGTACTATGTGATATCTACCTAAAAGAAAAGAAATTGAAATGGAAAGAATTTCCTACAGTAAGTTTGGAAAAATCTTCTCTGCATCTAATACAGAATCAGAAACTGAAGTATTACCCGATACTGTTAGACGATGGGCTGGATTAAAAGAAAATAATCCAGTAATTAAATGATTCAAACAACCTTGCAGCTATTAACGATTCTGGCAATACCTTTAAACAAATAGCCGATATCATCGAAAAAGAAATCTAATTATTTTCACCCATAATAACCAACATGACTACTATTGTCTATTCGCTGACTGGATTCTATCTAAAGAATATGCAATAATACTTTATCTAAATTTAGATTAATAGACTGTACATATACCTATACCTGAAAAGGCTGTCTGAAAACAGACAGCCTTTTTTATTAGTCTTTAACCTATTATTGTACAACATATCATACAGTATAGATTGTACATCTACTTAATGAATCATAACTCATTCAGAATGTACATCACTATAAATTAATTTATGTCCCTGATCTTTACCATAAATGGGACAAACAATTTCTAATTAAAAAATAATTTTTAATTAGAAATGTAAAATTGTATTATCCATATGTCTATAATGTACATATGATCTGAACATATGTAATGTACTATCACACTATTACGTGATAGCTTTATAATTTTTTATAATGTACGATGAGAGTAATAGTGCAGCTCAGGTTGTTGCATTATTGCTAATTAAAAAATGATTCTTAATCAGAAATATTTTCAGAGTCAGGTTTCTTAACTATTAAATATTTTTTAATTAAAAAAAATCTTCGTGGGGGCATTCCATTTAGGTTTTATTTCGTTTTATTATACCACATTTCCCTGTGGGAAATTGTGGGTTAAAATGGGTCAAAGTGGTTTTTCGACCTCATCAATTTTTAGATACTGTAAATTTCTGGTTTATTTTATATAAAAACGCAGTTTTTTACTATTTTCTACAGTACACTTTTAGTTATAAATTAGATAATTAAAGTACATAAAAACCCCATAATTTTTAATTAGGAAATGGTGAGTTTATTTTAATTAGGGTTAAATATTAATCCATGTAATTTTCTAAGTTTAGAAGGGATATAGAATTAATTATTTTTTAAGATTTGCCAATTTAGCTTGTAGTTCTTTTTCAGATTTTTCTTTAATAATTAGTTCGAATACTTGTAAGGAAGAACCATATAGAGGACATGAGTTAAGACCTTTTTTGCTCATCATGCATTTAGCTTTGGAGAAGAACCGACTGGTTCTATCTTCAAGATCATGAATTACTCTACCCTTGCAAGGCTGGTTATTAAGGGAGCAAATACAAAAGTCTCTACAGTCACCAGACAGGTGATATTCATAGTTTTCATTAATAAGTGCAGGACAGGTTTTACCAATTTCTGGTGTGAATAAATCTTTATCGGTTTCTATATAGTTTGTTTAAATCAATTGGGTTATACCATTTAATAAACTCAACAACTGTTAAGTATGTTCCATGTAGTTTAGATTTTCTCCATCTTTCAATAATAATCGAATCACTATCGATACATAATCCGTTATCTATTATCCTTGTTGCAAATCCTAAACTTTCAATTTTTTCAACTACAGGCATTAACCAATCCCATGATTTATCAAATTCTAATTGATATGTTTCATAAAAAATGTCATGTCCTGTGAGTTTATAAGGGACTACCCACTGATCTGGATTCATTATATTTCTATGTATGCCATAAAACTCAGCAACTAATTCGATATTTTTTTTCATTATTTTACATTTTGTTCAAACCATTTTTCAAATCAATGGTATTATGTTTATTTTGAATTTGAAAATTCAAAAAATCTTCAAATTTATACTTTTTTCTTTCTGTGGGATGATTTTAGCATACTCCAATTTATTAAAATTATTGTAACTAGTATCATCTTCCCATTTAGTCACAATTTCAAAATTAACAATTTTATCAGTATCTACTTCACCATTATTCGATTGCTGATTGCCATTGGGAATATTTAAGTGAAGTCCATTTAGGTGCTATTCCACCAAAATATGGTTCATTATATTCAACGACAAGAGTTTTTAATTCATAAGGATAAGCAGATTGGCCTCTTATTGGATTAAGTCTTTGATGATACGGATAAATATCAATCAACAAGACTTTTACCGATTCTTCCTATTACCCAATGTTTTATTTTGGATGGGCAACCATCCCAATATACTTGTATTCCTTCTGTTAATTGATTTTTATTCAAAGAGATTGATTTTTAGCCATGTTTTTAAGATTTTACTTATTTTATATTTTTTCGATATATTTTGGGAAGTTTTGGTATAGTTTTTCCCAAGAGTAGTTATGATGCAATCTAAGGAATTCCATATAGTTTTTCATTACTTCACTTACACCGATAGATTTGATTCTATAATTTTCCATAAGATAGTGATTATTATTATATATAAAAAACTGGTTATTATGGTTATAATATGCAATTATATGTATCTTAAGGGGTTACATATTAAAAAGCATTTTCAAATATTTACCTTCAGTTATTTTAACAGTAACAAAACCTTCAAAACTATCACCATTATCACCAACACTTCTTTGGTCAACCTATTCCCATTCTATCAATTCGCTTGCTTCCTGTTTGTTACCAAAAGGCTTTTTAACAATTTCAAACTCACCATGTATTTGTGATTCCTCAATCAACTCACACAATTCGGCATACCAATCTTCGCCTTTCTCTTGTTTTACCAATTCTAAAATAGGTTTGTTGTGCGCTTCAATTTTCTTATAGTACTCTTCCATGCCTTTTGTGTACTCATCCATCATCCTGTTAAATTCTTCTTGTTTTGGTTTTCGGGTAAAGTTGTCATTGTTTTTTTTTGTTATCTTATAATTTATATAGGTTTAATACCTAATTACTTCACCTTCAATAATTAAATTACCTAATGAACTTTGATCTTTGATAAAAACAGAATCACGACCTAACATATTTTTTTTAAAAACTAATGATCGATAATGTTTATTATCCATTGCTTTAGTAAAATAATGTTCTGTGCAATTTTCTTTATCCTCTAAATATCCATAATTAAATTCATTTAATATTAATTAATAATAAATCATTTTCTTTTATATTCAAAATAAGGCACAACTTATTGAGGTGATTTTTATTTGGAAGTGTTTTCCCCTCATCCAATAACTAACAGTATTTTTAGACACGCATAATTTTTGCTCACCTAATGTTTCATCTTTATACTTACCAGAACTTAATGTACCTGATTGTGATTTTTTAATCAAATCACTGGTAGAATATCTTTTTAATTTTTCCTCGTTAACAATTTGATCAAGTTTCTCAAGACGTTCTTCTAAATATGATTTAGGTTGTCCAAGATCAGCAGGATAATACTTTTCTTGTTGCATTTTTTTTCCAAATCTCTTCAATTTCTTTACCTGTTAGAGATAATATATCTATAAATTGAAATAATTGATAACCAATAAAATAATTTTTTCTTTCTATTGATAAATCTTTCCACCATTCAAGTGCTAATTCACGAGTTGATTTTTCGGGATAGTAACTGTTATTAGCTGCTTTTTCTAGTGTATAGAAATAAGCATTAGTTTTTTTATCTTCAAGAAGCTGAACTGAATACCACATAGTTTTAGTTGTTTAAATTAATGATTTATTTGTAGTCAGGACAGGATTTGAAGCTATGTAAACCTGATCAAGGCTGCTTTAGACCACTAAGCTAACTGACATAAATTTATTTGTAGTCAGGACAGGACTCGAACCCGTATTTAAATGTGTCAAATCATTGAAACAAAAAGAACATTTAGGGATTGTTTTAACATAACACGGCACCCATAGTTTCTTTTTAGCGTCCACAATTTAGCCACCTGACTATTAAAAACTCTTCTGTCCAAGTGTTCCAGCTTGGAATAGTATTTTGTCTGAATTACGCCACTCATTCACGTTGCAGCCCGATTTTAGTTACTATCTCTCCAACAAAACATTCACCTCTGGTAAGGTTACATTATCTTTTCAGAGTGGTGCCTCCTACATCTATGTTTTTTTTCGTAAAAATGGTATTATATTTCATTTTTTTGAAAAAGTTTTACGTGAAAATCCTTTCATTGTTTCTGACATGGTGTATGTAATATACTCACCTTCATTTCTATATGTACCATCATTTAATATTGTGCCGTGTTTATTTCCATCGTAACCATGATTTACATCATTAAAAAATGATGATGGATACTATATATGTTTTATTTCAAATTTCATGTACTGTTCCGTCTTGTTTGTTTATTCTATAAACAACTAAAGTAGCATTTGCATTATCGTAAAGTGTTTCTCCACCTAATGCCCTTAATGGGAAATCAATTCTCTCTCCCTCCAAATACTTTTCATTATTAATTGTTATTAAAAAATAGGTATATTTCATTCCAATGATGACGTTGAAGATATTGTAAATTCGATACTTATAAATTGTGGTGCAATAATGGGTAGTTATTATTAATGATGATATTCCACCTTTAGCACTAGGATCATATTTATTTAAATGGTATGATGGGATTGGTTCTTGATAAATAATAGTTTCACCTTCTTGGATATGAAATGGTTTATTCCTAATAAAATAAGAACAAATAAAATCACCATTATTTGATGATGCGTAACATAAATAACTTTTTTTTATTTAGCATACATATATAATATTTACTACAATATATCAACCATTAAAACCTAAACCAGTATCAATAATATTAATTTTCATAATCTAAAATTTCACCATCAAGATACATATCACTATAAGTAAGATTTGATAGGTATGAACGATAGCTATCAGAAAACTGGATTACAAAGTGATATTTATTATTTTTATAAAGGTATTTAATTCGTATCATTATATAGGATATTTTCTAAGTTCTCCAATTTTTAATTTACGGGAACTTTCTTTTTTTGAGTACACTATTTCTTCGCCTTCAACAGCCCAACTAAAATTTTTAATTATAATTTACCATCAAATGATTTACAGACAAAATATATCATTTTTATTTTAGAATCCAGTAACATTGATTTTCTTTGTTAGCATTTCACCTTCAAATTCACAGTTTCGATTCATAGTATAGTGGTATCTATCTGTACCCATAACCATACTTGAAATAAATAAATCATTTGAATGTATACTACTTTTCACATTCTTATTATATAATTCGCTTTTTATTACTTCACCTTCTACTGATAGGGTATCTTCATTAACATTATAGTGATAAGTAAATTTTCTGGTAATATTAACCAGATGTTTTATTTTAATTGGGGTACGATCATTTGATGGATATTTTATCATAATGTGTATGGGGTACAATTGTGTCTATTAATTCACCTTCAAAAACATGGGACGATATTTGGTGAGTATACCAAACTATAATGTATCCCCATTTAGTTCTTTCCCTGTCAATTCTATATTTTACAATAATTTTCATTTAAAAAAATATAACCTCACCTTAGTATATTTTTGTCAGGATTCTTCTTTCTGAAATAATTCCCTCATATAAATAAGAGTAATAAAACAGACAAGTATCAAATCTAAAACTATCATGCTTAACAATTATTTTCGTTTATAAATATTAATAGTTATCGGACTATTTAAAACTTCGCCCTCAATAATTACACTAAAATTGTTATTAGTTAATTTATTACGAATCATATGAAAATCAGTACTGATATTGCCATTAGTATCTTTTGTTGTTATTCTTTTAATTTCCAGTTTCATAGCTAATACTTTCACCTTCAAAATACATTATACGTATATTATCATTTAAAATTATTCCACAGACATATTTAAAAAAGTCTGATCTGTGTACTATAATATTTTTGTATTTGGACATATTTCTTCATTTAAGAATTCACCTTCTATTAATCCTAATAAGTTTCTGGTTTTATAATTTACTAATGAAGCGAAGGTGTACTTATTATCAATTAAGATACAGCTTTCAACAATAACATCATATTTAGGGTTTACTTTGGGCATTTTAATTAGATAGCACTATTGGATTTTATTTTATCAACAATACGATTCATCAAAGATATTCGTTGATTCTGATATTTTTGATTGAGTTTATTTTCATAATTATAGAATAAATTGAAAATATTTAATTGATTATTGATAATATTAAATTCAACTTGATTTTTTACAGCATTAAATTGACTTTGAGTTTTTATTTTGAATTCATGCTCAATTTGTTTCACCATCATTATTTATTGGAGTAAAGGTGAATGTTACTTTAAGACCATAATTAACAATTGGTTTTTTTTTAAACCAAACTTGCATTGTTAATGTTGATGAATTTAATTCCATTTTAGATTGACCTCTAAGTAAGAGAAGATATTTATCATACATATCTTGCACTTGTTTACTTAGTACAGACATATACATTTCAAGTTTCTTATTTAATTTTTTATTATATGAATTAAATGTGTTCATATAATAGTCAGATTTATATCTATTCATAATAGAATACTTTTAAACTATAAAAATAGTAAAAAAATATGATTATGTCAACCCTTTGAATTTTTTATATTCAGGAGTTTTCCAGTCTTTGGAAACATCAGATAGGTCATGGTGAACTGCCTCAGTTTCTTCGAAATTAAGGTCTTTTAGGGTTCTTTTAAAGAGTCCTATTGAAGTGTGACCCACATTACCCCAATCATTGCTTTGGGCAAAGTCATTGATTTTAATGCCATCGTAGCCTTGTTTTACGGCATTTCTAAATAGGTCTAATTTATGATATTCCAGATCGGTTAAATCACCTTCAGTGCTACCACCTAAAGTATTATCATAGATTCTAAGGTCGCGTTTTGGGGTAACAATAAGGAGTCTACCTTTTGCCCTGTAGTTGGCTGGTTGTATTTGACCATTTTCATTATGTAATTTCCAGCTATGATTAGCATCACTATTTGTATCGGTTGGAGTATAGCCTAATTTTTGAAGATGTTGATTTACATATTCAAACTTATATTTTTTTAAATTATACTTCTTTTCTTCAGCTTGTAGTCTTTCATATTCATCTTCAGCTTCTCTATATTTATCAAAGAAGTCATCAGGAATATCCTGATTAGCTTTATCCATTTCTTGATATCTTTTATTGAAGTCATTTAATTTGGTATAAGCTCTTACTGCAGCATATCTTAACTCATGTTCTTTGTTAGAATATTCTTCAAATACTGGTGCTTCTCTATATGATACTGCTCTTCTGTTTTGAAATTCAACTTGTGAATAATCGTAATTTATGCCGATGCTTTTCTGAAAATTTTGAATATATTTTTCACTGGATGGCATTGCGAGATGTTCGCTATTGACATATAATTTGCTTGAAGTTGGAATATATGTTTGTGCGATAGCAGGTGAATTTGTAGTCCAGAAAACATTATCGTAGCCACCAGTACCAGCTTTTTCTTTTTCGAATTGCTCAATAGTGCCATGATAGAGTTCAGTACCCCTTTTAACTACAAGGTCATGACTATTAGCCTCATTTATTTTAGCTTTGGTTACGTATTGAAATATCTCAAAAAGACGTTGTTTATTTGCCATTTATATTCACAGAAGATTTAATCTTTCTATAAATAGTTCTTTTTGGTGGATTTTTATAAGAATTATCCCATATAGGTTTACCTTCTTTTTAAAAAAAAATTTCTGTTTTCTTCGTTTTTTTAATTCAAGTATTGCTTTTGTTTTAATTATATGTGTTTTTTTCATTTAATTTAGATAGATTAAAATAATTCTCATCTATTTTTAAGTAATTAATTCCATGAGGAATGTTATAAATAATTGACTCACCTTGCTGATTAATATATCTTTTTGATGTAAATGCAGAATACTCAAATCTGTATGACACATAACCTAAAAACCACTTAGTTGTAACACTGATATGTTTAAAGACTTTCATTTTTTATCATGTTTAAAAATTTAATTTTATATTTCTTTTTTGCACGATTTATTTTTGAATAGTGTAATGTCTTATCAATAATCTCATAGTGAGAATAAGTTCGATTAAATGGATAGATAAGAACTTCACCCTCATATTTTGGAGTAGATTCATTAGGATTACCTTTTCCAAAAAAACAATAATGAAATGCTATATGTGTTGTTGATTTATTATTAATAATATTATTAAAACCCAAAAACCTTAATATGCTTGAGGAATTAGGAATAAATTTAATATTAGTTCTAACCGAAATATTCTGGAACATTAAAAAATAAAGAGAGTTAATAGTCCTTTTATTAAACCACCAGATTCTTCAACATTTTCTTGAATAATTTTTTCTGCAAGGCCCAAATACAAATCATTATTGTTTGAATAATAATAATATGATTTTTTTAATTCTATCATTTCATCAGTATTAAGGTTTGCACGTTTAAACCAATTGTCAACAAATGATTCTATTTGGTCATATCTAATATTTTTATACAGATTTTTAATCATCCACACCACTAATTGTTTCTTATATAAGTCCTCACTTTTATATTTAGAATTTATGTAAGTAATGGATGATTCAAAATAGTTTTGTAATTTATTTTTATCAGCATTATCTAAACCGATTACACATTCAACTAAAGGGTAGTAATTATTTTTTATCATGAAAAATATGCAACATTATCCTCAATATACATCCTTCTCATTTTTCCAGTAACAACAAATCTTGGCTGGCGTTGGATGTCCACGTTGTTGACTTAATGGTTTATTGTAGTAGAAAAAGAATACTCTATCTTTTTCAAATTCAATTTCAAACTTTTTTGGAATCAGCATACTTATTTAAAGTTTATATTAAGACCCATTTCTTTCATTTTCAATAGTACTTCAGCATTACCCATAGCATCATGAACTGGATCATGAGTATGTTTTGTATCACGAAGATGTTTCCATTTAACATAAACATTTCTCCGCATTCCAGCATACAAATCACCAATTCTTCTACCTGAGAAACCAAAAGGATTTTCACCAATAAAATAGTGAAAATAATAATTAATCCATTGCCAATCAAAAGCAAGATTATCAGAAATAAATACTGGTCTACCACCTGCATTAGTTTCTAAAATCCATTCTCTGAATTTTTCCATTGTTTCTTTAGGGTCACTAAAGTTCAAATGTTGTTCTCTGGAAAATCCTGATATAGCTAATGCTTCTGGTACAAATAAATTACTAATTGGTTTTGTAGTACCATAAAAGGTATCACTTAAATCTTTATAAACTTTTACAGCACCAAAACATACCATTGAATACTTATTTGGTATTTGCCCGTCGGCCTCAATATCTACCACATAATAACTCATACTGATTGGGGTTTACATTTTAATATATGTATCAAATTATTTAATTCTGCCCACATATCAACAACTGATTTTTCTGCATCTTCATTATATAATGCCATTTCAAATTCATCAAATTCTTTCACATAAGCATCTGACATTGAATGTTTCTTCTCGATAGAATTTCTCATGTTGGCAATTCTATCTGCAAGTTTGATAATTACAGCATCTGGATTTGATGCGATTTTTGGATAGGTTTTTTCTTTGCGTTCTTTTCTATTGCGACCTAACTCATCAGTAACACAATAAACAATCTCAGCGATTTCTATACCAAATTGTTTTTTAATGTCGTTATATGAAATTGCAGTATCTTCCATTACATCATGAAGATATCCAGCAATTTTATATTTATCATCAGTAAAACCAAATTCATCTAGCACATCAACCACTTGTTCTAAATGATAGTAATATGGATATCCATCATAATTTTGCATACCATGTAATGATATTGCTAAGTATGCTGCTTCTTTTACTTTAGTTATTCTTTTCATAATCATTTTTATCTGGTAACGGACAATCTTCTGGAATAATATTACCGTGATTTTTAAATTCTTTATCTAATTTTTCACACCAATGTTTGCCCCATTTATGCATATAATAACTATCGTCATGATTATAATATGGGCATTGATCACAACTATTAATTATAATAATTTTTTCTATTTTCATATTAAATCAAAATTCTTTTTCAACTTTTCTCATTTTGTTTTGTTTTTAAATAATAGAAATGAGCATACCCAAAATTCTGTTTTATTACATCATTTATCTTATGCCACAACCCGTTCATCACTGCACTGCGCTCCTACTCGAACTGTTTGTGTTGCATCCATTCTCCGCAGTCCAAACAATCTTACGATCTCCTACGTTGACGCAGGGATGTCTTGAAGTTCCTCTTTCCTTTCGAAAAGCGATGTATCCTCTTATTCTATTATATTATACACAAAATAGATATTATTTGTTATATCTCAAAAAAGAATTTTCTGTAATTGGTATATAATCTACAGAACCAATAAATTCAGCTAAATTATGCGAATTTGTATAGCTCATTGCACTTCTTAAATAAGATTCAAAATTATCTATCCATTGATTTAGAGTATATTCTACTTTTTGTTTTCTTATAACTCCTTCACTTGTTTTCAACACATTGTTACCCATTTCTATTTGTGCTTTTTTGGTGCTCATACCATAAAATTCTTTATGAATATTAAAACCTTTAACATATAGGTACTCTGCAAGTCTATTTGGTAACTGTAGATTATACCAATAATTAGGTGAAGCACTTTCTAATGCTTTATTGAATAATGAACCAATCATTACGTAATCAGCCCCTAATGCTAGTGCTTTAATAATGTCAGCATATTTTTTCATGCCACCATCAGCAACTATTTTTGTTGGATTATCAAATTTCTTTTTTATTTGATTACATTCAGTTACTATTGATGCCATAGGATAGCCAATGCCTGTCTGTTGGGTTGTCAGACAGCCATTGCCATTTCCTATTCCTAATCGAACATAATCAATTGCTCCAGATTCACAATATTGCTCATACGTTTGAGGTGAAGCAACATTGCCAGCCATAATTGTTAACTTAGAATTTTGGTTTGCTTTGAGATACTTAATTTTGGCTTCTTTTGCGAAAAAGATTATATCTTCCATATGTCCATTAGCGATATCTATTAATACTTTGATATCACTACCTTCATATTTCTTATTTAAGAATTCTTCTTCAAATTCGTTTAAACTAAACGCATTAAAATAATGAAGATTAAATTTATTTTTTTCAGTTCTAGGTAATACAACATGAATATTATTATTAGTAAATATATGTGCATTTTTTGAATTAACAACACTACTCATTGGTGCGGTAAACAATGGTAGATAACCATGATTATCATACGGATTAACTGATATTCTTGATCTTATGTCCGTTAAAACATTTGGTACAATAACAATATCATCAAAATCTATTTTAAATTGAGAATTCATAAATTTTCTTTAAAAATCAAATTAAGTAATTCATTATTTTCATATTAAAATCTTGGTGTAACGGTTAATCTATCCCAAAAAGTATTTTCCCCATTTTCTTGTTGCTTACAAACTACTCTACCTCTTTTATATCCAGTAGGTAAATCATTCCAATTAAGACCCTTTTGAAAAATCATTTTTTGCATTTCATTTCCACTTTTACCATGTAGTTCTTTGTGCGAATACATAGATTGTGCAACAGATGAAATGCTATTTCTTGTCGCGTCATTCTGTCTCCAGATTAAATAATTTATTGCTTCAGTTCTTGTTGGAACTTGAAATACCCTAGCATCAAAATAAGCTAATTTAGAAATATTTCTATTAGTTCTTAATTGATTAAACTTAGCTGTTGCCATACTTGCTGATACAGATGACATTTTTTGAATATTATTATCAAACCAAGCTGATGTCGTGATTTCATCAAAATCAGTAAGGATGAGTGAAATTTCATCTGATTGAACGTAACCTAGTTTTACTCCCTGAATATTTTGACAAAGAAACTTTGTAGTTTCATCCATATCAAAAATCAAATCATCGTCAAAAGGTTTTTTTAAACCTATAGTGTATGTGTGAAAATACACTCCATCAATACGAATTACTGTATATAATCTACGTAATAAAAAATACCTACTTCTATCTTCATAATTTTTTTTCATTCTGTCACCAAGACTATCTTTTTTCATGTTAATATAAAACTAAATATTGTAAAATATTATTTTAAAAAAATATGATATATTAAATTGAGTGAGTGCAATAATGTTTATTTTATGAATATGATTTCGGTAAATGAGTTTTGCGGTTTTATATTTAAACTTTGATTGCTTAAATTTTGCTTCTTGATTTCGGCATCACCATCATTTGTCAATTTACCATCAGATAGCTATTTGAGTGATATCAATCCATAAAAATTACTAATTATCACACAACACTCAATTATGTTTTTGATTACAATAAATCAGTTATATGGTTAAAGTAATCAAGTTCTTCTTAAGAGCTTGATAAACTTTCATAGTTAATTCGTTGATTTTACCAACAATTTTGTTTTTTTCTTTAAGAGCTTGATAAACTTTCATATCTGGTTTTTTTTAATAATAACAAATATAAATAATAAAAATTATGATGTTAAGTTAATGACATCATAATTCTACTTTACATCTAAAATCAATTGACCATCCTTCTGGCATATAAGGTGGTTTCATTGTATCAAGAAAGTGTTTTCTCCACATTCTAACAAAGTCCTCAATTTTTTCATGTGTATCAAGCTGTTTTACAATCTGATAGCCATGATCGTATTCAAGAGATTTTTTAGCTTTAAATTCTTCAAACTCTTCATTATAATGTTCTCTAAAAATAATGTATAATTTATAAAGCTGAATGTAGTTCAAAGTATTAATATATTGAAAATCAATACCAGTTGTTTCAGAGGTTAATTTCAATAATTCAATAATTTTTGCATGAGATAATTTACCATATGCTCTAAATAACGAATGCAACCCACTTAACGTTTTGATTTTGATTTTAGCAAAATCAGACAATTCTTTAGTAAATAAAAAGTTTGCATCATTAAGATTTTTTACACCATATCGAACTGCTAATTCATCTTTGAATTGTGTTGCATATCTTTCATAGTTTTGATGAACAGAATATGTCACCAATACAACATCATGATGATTTTTAGTTTTATATTCTTCCTTGAAATATCTTCTATAGCAATAAGGCACAATATGATGTCTTTGAAGATCATCTTTACTGCCAGTAACTACGCAAATAATATTTCTTCCACTTAAACCAAAAGTTTCATCTTCTTTAAATCCGTATCCTCTTGGGATAAAAGTAAGTTGAATTTCTCTATCACCAACTATTTCAGCTAGATTTCTTTCGAGATACCATTCAGCTTTTCTTTCTCCACAAGTAAACATATGTTTACCATTAGGGTGGTATACTTTCCAGTTTTCTAAACCTAAATTTTTACTACCTTTTATTAATATTTGTGGCATAATTATATTATAAAAAAACGGCACTTTTTATTATTATTATTATTAAAACTTAAGCACTGGACTCCAATAGTTGGTCAAATATAACGACAAAAAGTAAAAAACCATAACAGGTACTGACTTATATGCGTTAAATATTGTAAACTCAACAAATTTATCTTTTCGTATTGATTCAATTATATCACCCAAATGAAATAATAGAACACATACAAGCCCAATGGTTAGGGTATTTAATATACCTGCCATAGCATAAAATAAAATAATTAATAAATTAAATACTATTGTTCTAAAGAAGTTATGCACAATTATTTTTGGTTGATTATGCTTTTTTATGGCAATAAAAATAATCCACAAAATCAGGACAAAAACGGCAATTTTACCTAAAATTCCGAAATAATATACTAAATTAGTCATTTTAATGAGTTCAAATTTATTATATTATACGAAATTTAAATAAATTTGGTTATTCTTCAACAGATACCATCTCTAAAATATCATTCTTACCTGCAAATCCAATCCTTTTTTCCACAACTATACCATTATTAAAATAATAGATTGTTGGTATTGAACGTATTTGATACTGTGAAGCTAATTCTGGTTCTTCATCAACATTTACTTTAACCACTTTAATTTCAGGATTAGTTTTTTCAACATCATCAAGAATTGAAGTAAGCATTCGACAAGGCCCACACCATTCAGCCCAAAAATCAACAATTACTTTACCATTTTTAATCATTTCTTCAAAATTTTCTTTAGTTACGTTTTCCATTTTTTTGTTTTTTTAATTTAAATTATTAATGTATCCGAATTCATTCATAATTAATTCAGGATTACCAATGCTAATAACATATTTTTCGAAATATAATTTATCATCTTCACTATTAAAGATAGTTTTTAATGTATCCTTATAATTTGTGATTAACTTACCATATTCTTTATGATCAACATTGGGATAATAAATACTAATCAAATTTCCATTGAAAAATTCTTTGGCTTTTATTTTTAATTCTTTGTTTCTAATTACTTCATCAAATCTTTCTTTAAATGCTTCTTCAGTAAAAAAATTAAACGCTTCAATCAAATAATATTCCTTTTCTCTGAATTGATAATCTTCTTTGTTTTTATCCTTTATATATCCAATAAATTGAGTATATGATTTTCTTTTCATATTCCTCGCTTTATTTGAATGATTTAGATTTTCATATTGAAATGATTCTTTATTGTAATATTTAGAATCATATACATAATCAAAGATATCTTCGAGTGTATTAAATCCTTGAATATATCTATCATGATCAAACCCTAAAAAGGTAAATATTTTTTGCACATTTCTGCTTACAATAACACGTTCACCTTCAGCAAAATCATAAGCTAATCCATAATCACCATATCTAAAACCAAGATTACGTGCCACTCTACCCATAAAATTACCTAAATCATTATAGGAGAAATATACTATTGATGTATCCCATTCTTCTGGCGCAACTAATATAAAATCAACCTGAAGTTCTTTGTAGTCAATTGTATAACAATCACTATTACGATACTCTTCTTGTGGGTTAAACAATTCTTTAATTATGGGCATGAACTCCCCCATTGCCATTGTTTTTAAAACAAGGACATCAAGATCGCCAAAAGAATCCTTAGATTTATATGATATTATTGGTTGAGAAATAAATTTCTTTTCCTTTAATTTAGAAATCACCTCTTCAGTGATTTTCTCAAATTCTTCTTTTTGATATCTTCTGGTATATACAGATTTTAATGCATTCCCTCCTATTTTCTTAACGGGTTTTAATTCCGTACCTCCATTATTTTATTTACTATATATCATATTACCACCAAACTGATTAAAATCAAAACCAGCAGCATTAGTTGTATCTTTTGCATATGTAATAAATGGCGTATTTGATTGTTTACCACATTTTTTACAATAAGGTGGAATTACACTAAACCAAGGATTTGGATATTCATGACCAAATTCATCAATACAAGCATTTGGGTCTTGAAGTAATGGTGATTGTTTCAAATATAAAATTGATAACTTCAATGATTCAATCTCACTTTTTAGTGCATGTATTTGAAGTGTCAATTCATTTAGCTTAGTTAAAATTTGGTCTTTCATTTTATTTTAATATTGGTAAATCATGAAGTGATTTAATTCTCATATGTCCCACAGCGTGTCATATAAATAACAAAAAATTTTATTTTTATTGAAATCTCTAAAATTATCGAATGAATCATCAATAAACACTTTAACACCAGCTTTTCTTGCAATATCAACCTTAGATTCACCAACACCAACAGTAAATACAGGTCTTGCTGGAAATCCGTGATGATCAAGCCATTTAATTGTGGTTTCAATTGATATTGGTCTTGAAGTGATATAACAATGAGGTTCAAATGGTAAATCTTTAGCATCAATCAATGGCTTAAGACTTAAATAAAAGTTATCAAGTTCATTTTGATCTCTAAGTGCTTCAAACCTATGTCGTATATCTCTATCAAAATACCATGAATTAGGGACATTAGTTATATTAAACTTTTCTCTCCAAGGGTTTAACCAATCAGCTAATACTTCATCAATATCTAAACCTATTCTCGGTAATTCTAGCCATCTCTTTGGTCTATCATCACCTTGAGGATATAGATAATAATATGCATTTAAGAAGTGTGCATTAGCAGCAACATGTGCAATATACAATAAACCACTTTCAGCATCGTGATCTTTTGATTTCTCAAATTCAATCAAATGTCTTTTAAGTGATGCAAGCACTGTTGACCATGACATACCTTTCTCCCAATTACGATCAGCATATTTATTTGCACCAATCGTAAGTACTTTTACTAAATCCTCAGTTGCTTGTGGATGAAGTAAATCATGTCGATTCTTACCTTTATTAAATCGTAACCCTTTACCCTTTTCATCTGATTCTTTCATCACTTCAATAGTCTTACTTACAATCTCTGGAAGATTATCGCTTAAGGGATTCTCTAATTTCTCTTGCTTTGTTTTCATACCAATCAATTTTATCTTGTTCACGATCAATACCTTCATTTGGTTTTTTACCCATACGTGCTTTGTATTTATATGCTGTTAATTCACACCAATCAGCAACTCTTTCAGCACCAAATAAATCAACCATTACTTCCCAAGTTTCACGGCCATCTTTTTCCTTATAATGTTGTGGTCTAACATAATCGTAATCTTCTTGTGTCATTAAATTTTTCATAATATTTATTCAAATATATCAACTAAAAATAATTCTTTTAATTTTCTTAATGGTTCTTCAATAATTCTTGAAGTAGTCTCAATATGTTCATCGACAGAATATAACTCTAATTCTTTTATATTCATTTGTAATTGCTCAACAGTATTAAGAATTTCTTGCTCAGTTTTAGGTCTACGTTTAGTTACTACTGTCCAAAATGCACGTAAATAACCAGCCTTTAAGTCTGGATGACTTACAATTCGTAATGAACCATGTGCTTTATTATCACCACGTTTTCTTAGTATCCAACGAGCATCAACATCATTTTCAGATATAAAACCTCTTATTCTTTCCCAATAAAAATCATTTATTACTTGTCCTTCTTCTTCCATAGAAATTTATTTTCTATTTTTTTTGCGAGAAGCATTTGCTGTTCTTCTCTTTTTCTTTTTTGCTTTATTTTCTTTGGCAGTTATTATTCTTCTTGGTTTACCCCAATAAATTAATGGTTTTTTTGTTTGGCTCTTAAGCAATTCATCTAATTGCTGCTTTTCTTCTTCAGTTAATTCATCGTAATTTACTGCAGATTTTTTTTCTTCAGTGGTTAATTCACTTTCATTAATTTCATTTTGAGCTAAAAATTCAGGATTATCTAATAGTTTTTCGTTATCTTCCATAAATGAGTTTATTTAATTTTAACAAATCTAAACAATTATGGTAAATATGTCAAGTAAATGAAAAAGGATGAATACATATTTATATTCATCCTTTTTTAGTTAAGAATATATTACTTACGTAATGACCAATTTTCACCCTTTTCAGGGCCATAATGCCATACATAATAACTTTCCTTTTTCTCTGGATAAAACTTGCCACTTTCAATGACAGCCATACATTCACCTTGACAAAAAGTTTCTTTTGTTATTCCAAGAAAACCATATGCAGTCATGCAGTTGTAAAATCCAATTGGTTTATCTAAAGGTTGACGAACTTCCCATCCACCTGAGAAGAATTTATCAATTGTTCTTTTAGTCCAATCAGCTAATGATTTCTCATGAACACTTCTAGCATAAGCAGCTTCATCTTCAATGTACTTCCAATACTCAGCAATGCGTTCATCATTACGTGCATAGTCCATTTCATATCTGATGCGATTTTTTATTCTTTCAAGATTACCACTTTCATCCCAAATTATCGTATCTAAATCCATTGAATAAATATCGATTTTAGAACCTTTAGTTGAGGTCACTAATCTCATGTTACCAGCATGTGCTCTTTTATCGGGGTCTACTTTCTCAAGATACTGATAAGGGCCATCCCAATATCCTTCTTTTTCTTCAGCAAACCAAGGCGCACCATGACCCGGAAGGCGAACATAACATTCACCTGTAGGGTCTGCTTCTTGCAGCATTTTTATAAAATCTTTTGTTTTCATCTTTTAAATTATTTATCTAATTGTAATTTATAGAAATCACCCTTCTCGTTTTTATAATCAAAATATGCAGTTTTTAACTTTTCAAGTTGTGCTTTATATTCTGCTCTTTTCTTCTGAATAATAACTTCTTTTTCACTTAGTATTACTTTAGCTCTTAAGTCAGAGCCAAGTACATTCTTCATTAAGAAATGAAGAAACATATTTACCTTCTTTAATGTTGAAACAATTTCAATTTCTTTTATCATTGAAGCTAATTTCTTCTTCTTTCTTTTACTCATATTTATTATTCCAACATTCATTTGAGTTGAACTAATGTTTACTACATTATCCCAATCTTTAAGCTGGTATTGATTTTTATTTGCGAATTTTTCAATGTTCTCAATAGTTAAAGATACTAATTGTGCGTTCAATTCGCTAACGTGAATGTGATTAATTTTTGTTTCCATAATTGTTTTTGTTAATTGTTTATAGTTATTGTGTCAGGTTTAACCTGACTGTTATAATACGAAAAGTTAACGTTTACAATTATGGTGGTCGTGGTGTTATCTACTTAATTTTCATAGCTATATTAGTTTTCAAATTCTTTTTTTAATTTTTCGTATTGTCTTTTACGTTCTTCTTTTTCTCTTTGCTCTCTTATTCGTTTTTGTTCTCTTTCATATGCTTCACGTTTAATTTTTTATTCCTCTAAACGCTTTGCTCGTTCTGCAGCAACAACATCTAAATCTTCAGTTAAATTATCTGCGGTAATAGTTTCAGTATTTTCATCAATATCACCACATCGATAATCAATCCATCTGGCAGTAATTGTACCATCAGAATCTAATTCTAATCTATTTGGTTCTGAACCGAATTTTGTAATAGCAAATTGGTTTGCTCTTGTGTAAATTGTTTTTAATAAATCAGTTGTGATTTTCATATTATTGTTGGTTAATAAGTTACAAAATTATTTAGCTTACCAGCAAGGGGTAAATAGGATGTTATCTTCTGATACTCAGGAGTAGCATAATAACAAATAGCTGTCATTTGATCCTGTAAATCAGGTTCAATAAATGCGACAACTTGTGCCCCTTTGTTAGTAAGTTGTTTGTAAAGTTTGATTAGAGAATCTTCGTCTTTAGTAGCAAGACAGATTTTGTAATTTGAATTTTCTATCCAATCTTTAAATTGTTTTGGTTGGTGATACGCAAAATCAGCTACAGCATGGCAGCTTTGTGCGATTTGATAACCAATAGGTGAATTTTGTCTGGTTATTGTTACTAATTTAGAAACCTACTTTTTCATGGTTTTAGTTGTTGTTTTTTTATATAAACGTACAAAGGTAATTAAAAGTTTTAAAAAATCAAGTTATTTTTAAAATATTTTTGTGATTCATATGGGATTCGAACCCATGTCAAGACTTTTAGAGAGTCCTACATTAACCGCTATGCTAATGAATCATAGTAATTTATATATTATACATAAAATTAATCATCTTGGCTACCAAAAAAGTTCATTCTTATTATCTCAAAGTTTTCCAATGAAATATACTTAGTCTTAAATTTATTATCTTCTTTGCCTACTTGATACATATATGTTTCACCTGATACAATAAATTTCTTTAAATTTTCATCATCTATACCAGCCTTTTCCCTATCTTCTTTAGTGGTATTTTCCATGATGTATTTATACCCATCACACTCTCTATCGGCTTTTGATGTTGGATATGTTCTTTTTAGAAGTGTAAATTTACCCATGATATTTTCTGATAAACCCATACTGGTTCACAGTATATTCATAACTTCTTTAGTTTACATATTTTCTATCAGTCTTTTTTGCTACATTAGCAATTGAAGATAATAGTTTTTTGGTTGCCTTTATTGGTTTATTCTTGACTCTACTATCTTCACGTTTACCGATATCTAAATAAGTTTTAACGGTTTCATTATTTAATTCAAAAACCTTTTCACCTAAACTTTCAATCACTACATCAAGAGTCAAATTACAATATTCATCAATCCAATCACCAATATAATATAATCTTCTTGAACCACGAATAACTCCAAATAAGATAGGGTCTTTTTTTCTTTTTCTTTATTTGTAAGATCAGTAGCATCATTATTTGAATCATAATGAAGGATCACATAATTATCAAAAACCAATTGGTCATCAGTTTTTCTTTTTACTTCTAATATTTTTGATGGAATAGGTTTAATGAAATTACTTATCCAAGTAAGTTTTAATGCTTTATCTTTTTCAGTTTTATTATAAAAGTCTACTATTTGATCTTCTGTTAGAAATTTGTTTATTCCATATGCCACTAATTGAGATTCTGCTTTGGCTGATTCTAATCTACCTTTAAGTGATTCAACTAATGCAACTTGACCAGCATCTTTAGCATTCTTAATTAATGTTTCATAATGAATGGCTATGTCAGTGAGCGATTTTAATTCTGAAAGTGAATTTGCAAGTGAAGAAAAAAATTGAAGAACAGTCATAGTTAACTTCTTATCTTTTTTCTTTTTTTCATAAAGCCGCCAAATAATTTTGAAAAGATATTAGAGTTCTTTTTTACATCTAAATCAATACTACCATCACTACCTTGACAAACAGTGGCAGTACTCCATGAATTTGTTCCTGTACCAGTATTAAATACTATAATCCCATTTGAATCAGTAACAGGTAATAGTGGAACACTATTACCTAATTGTACCTGTGTAACAATGTTTTTATTAAATTTTGGAAGTGATTGATTTATTTGAAAATTTTCAAAAATTAAAAGTTTATTGTTTGACGTTACCATATGTATGATTTTTGGTAAAAATAGAAACAAAAAATAAAAAAGTCAATACATATTGATAATTTTAATTAGAGTAGATGGTGGGATTCGAACCCACGACATATGCAAGTTTTGCAGACTTGCGCCTTGAACCACTTGGCGACATCCACGTATTATGTACCCTCAGTCAGACTCGAACTGACACGTCTTTCGACATTGGCTTCTTAGACCAACGTGACTACCATTTCCACCATGAGGGCATTTAGTATTGTTCTGTCATTGAACTACAATCTTACTCCATGAAAGTAATTTGAGAAAGGTGGGACTTCAACCCACAACTATACTATTTTTTTTATGTACCCCAAGTAGGATTCGAACCTACACGCTACTATTACTTCGCACTGGTTTCTAAAACCAGCATGTCTCACCGTTCCATCATTGGGGCATATATTATATATCGTAATATCTTACTAATATATTCTTTTCGTTTGCTATGTTGATCATATGTGTTGAACCTTTTGAGTTATTAACTCTAAACACCACACATGCATCAGCATTTTCTGCCATTTGAACATTCCTTAAATATCCAGCACTCTTACCAAATTTATTCCAATCTGCAGGATACCTATGAATATCAAAACCATTTTCATTAGCATATCTTTCACCTAATTTATCTGCACCAACAGCAGTTCCAGATACAATATTGATTTCAAAATCTTCAAGTTTCTTAGCTAATAAATGATCAAGTTTTTCTTTAAGAAAATCATAATCATTAAAGTCTTTACTACCAGCTACGATAACTCTAAACTTTTCTTTTTTTTTCATGCTCTTGGGGTAAGATTCGAACCTACGTTGGAACTTACGTTCACCAGATTAACAGTTTGGACTTTTCGGCCACTAAAGCAACCCAAGAATATTTTAGGATGTCAGTGCAGTTACAATGATAACATCCCCAAATAAAGCAACTTGATTCGGTATCTGTTGACTTACTAGTAACTCGCAAGTGACTCCCGACTTTAACAGCCTCTTTATTTGTTTGCAGAGAGTGAGGGATTCGAACCCCCGATCCCCGTAAAGGGACTCTTGTTTTCAAGACAAGTGCAATCAACCACTCTGCCAACTCTCTATTTTCGATAAATAGAATCTTTAACTCTATTCATCAATTCAATTTCATCTTTTGTTAGTTCTTCAGTATTATTATCTGGAAGCATTTCATCATATGTTAAATAAAATCTTATTCTATGTTTCCAAATAAATTTAACACCAATTGCTAACTTAAAATCTTTAAGACTAACATTATCATTAATAATCCAATATAATGCAAAATCAATACCACCTAAACCTGAAATATAATCAACTCCTTCAACTAAATTTGAGTTACGTAAACCCTTATATATTGAAGTGTTGTATTTTTTAATACCTTTTATGTAGACAGTTTGCATATGTTGTTACAAAGATAATAAATTATTTTTTTAAATAAAAAAATTGAAGAGGATGTGAGACTCGAACTCACAAGACGGATTGGTTACCGTCACGGCAGTTTTCAAGACTGCTGCCTTACCAATTAGGCTAACCCTCCAAGTTTAAACGTGTTGCTGCAAGTAGTACGGGCACGATCCGTTTTATTGCCATCCTCTTATTTCTATTTTCATCCATCGATAGACTACTCATAGGTTTGCGCAAACCAGCACCAATGTTATAAGCATCAGCCACGTTTATTTGAGCGACATGCGAGACTCGAACTCGCTACTGCAGAGTGGAAGTCTGCTGTGTAACCATCAACACCTATGTCGCATTTGCTGTACCAGTAGGACTCGAACCTACAAATGGAGATTAGGTTTATGCCAGTACGTTTAAACTCGCATCACTTTTTCTCTTTATCCACTCCCTTGTGACCGAAGGGCTATGTCTGCCATTTCCACCACAGTACAATATTATGAGCCTGAAATTGGACTTGAACCAATACCTCTCGCTGCGCAGCAAGTATGCTACTATTTACACCATTCAGGCAATAACTTGGGTACATTATCTTTCACGAGATAAGAGGCTTATCCGAGCATAATGTGCAGTATATCGGGATCGAACCGACTCTATCCCTGATTGGCAATCAGGCGCACCACCATTTATGCGTATACTGCTAAAAGCAGAGAGTAAGGGATTCGAACCCTTGGGTCAGGTTTACCCGACCTACAGTTTAGCAAACTGTTGCAATAGACCACTCTACCAACTCTCTAAAATGTGCTCACGATAGGACTCGAACCTATAACCGACATGGTATAAGCATGTTGCTCTCACCATTGAGCTACGTGAGCATATATCGTCCAATAAAGGACGAATATACTAAAAATTTACCAAAATGTCAATGAACTCTAATGTGTGGGTAGTCGGTTACGATCCGACCTCTCTGGATTTTCAGTCCAGTGCTTTCACCAGATTAGCTTTACCCACATTATGTGGGACTAACAGGAATCGAACCTGCGCTATACGCTTTTCAGGCGTACACTCTACCTACTGAGTTATAGTCCCAAAATTTTTGAGGGAAGGGTGGGGATCGAACCCACGACAGGCAGATTAACAATCTGCTGTTCTACCTCTGAACTACCGACCCATAAAACAAAAAACCCGACTTTTTAGATCGGGTTTTCTCTTTTTTTTTGTTAGTTTTTAACTAACTGTAATATCCAAAGAATAACCCGACTTTTTATGGCAAGAGCCAAAAAAATTACTTCCTGATATAGAATTACTATTCAGGTTGCAAAAGTTATTATTTAGATTGACTAATTTCATTTCTCTGATTTTTTTACAAAGTTACACATAAATACGTTCTTGTCAAGAAAAAGTTTACTTTTTTTTACAAAAGTTTATAATTTTCAACATTAACATCTTCAATCTTTTTAAAAATCACAGGATTTGTTTCTAACCATCTTTCAACATCGACATGATCATATTTAAAGACAAGTAGACAAGTAGATTCACTTTTAGTAACATCTACAGTTTCAATCCAATCAAATATTCTTTTTCTGAGAACATCTTTTTTTAATTTCAATAATTCATTCCTTAAAAGAACATATCGAATATCTTGAAATATCTCATTGTTTTCATCTTCATTTAAAAAATATTCTCCATCAATTCTTGATAAGAATATTAATGCAATAACATGAGTGCCATAATCTAACCAAGCATCAATACCAAAGCAATCTGAATCATGGTGATTTGAGCCATACCCAAAACCACAATTGGGGCAACCATCTAAAAGATAGTACCCCAATGATCCACAGCGTTGAAACATCTTGTTGTAATTACAACAAGGGCATTTACCACCAATTGCCTCAGTTAGCATTCTCCAATTTCTTGTATTTCAAGATTGTTGTTTTAGATAAACCAAAATGTTTTGCTGCAGCATTCAATGAATTCTTACAAGTAAAACTTTTAATTTGCTTTACAACAGATTTCTCAATTGGATTCAACTTTAAGCCGATATCATCCAAACCCTCATTTTGACAATGATACGAAATAGTTGATTTGGCACAGTTCAATTTTTCTGCAATCTGGTTGTATGTCAACTTTCGCTTACGTAATTCAATGATTTTTTCTTTTAAACCGAAATTCATAGTTATTTAGTTTAGAACATTAAAATTTGATGTGTTATACGAGAATAACCTAATTTTGGTTATTTTAACTTAATTAAAATTACTTAACTATCTAATTAGTCAATATCATATATAGTTTTTTGCGTAGTATTAATTGCTACTTTAATAGTTTTAAGTATTTCAACTTTATATATTACTACCTCAAGAGTATCATTAAAACCTAATTGGTTAAAATTGCTTTTTATATTTTTAATAACCTCTTCCTCATTATCAAAGCCTTCTTTTGGATATGCTTCTAATCCATATTTATCGATATCTTTAACTAATTGATAATCATAAAAAACTTCTTTAATTTTTTTGCTCATATGCCAGTATATTTTTTTATATAAAAAATGTCTAATTCCCACTGAAATTTACTTCTTTTTTTCCATATTTCAAATGATTCAGCAATATATTTTATGGCTTCTTTTTTAGACATGTTATTAACCTTTACTAATTGATTAATAACAATATGTTCCTCTCCATTCATCTGTGCTAAACCAACATGTTTTGTTTTATGACAATAAGGACATAATGCAATAAGACCTGTAAGTATTTGTTTGTGATTGGCATCATCATAATGCCATATTTCATGACATTCTACATTATGATTAAATCCTTGTTCATTACCAGTAGCACCACAGATTTCACATTTATGATTTGCAAGTTTATAACATTTTTTTCGTATTATGTCCCAAGTAAATTCAGACACATGACTACGAACATTAGTGTACCAACATGTACTTGGTACTAATTCAATTGTAAGACGTAATTGGGTTTTATCCATTTCAAAAAATGAAAGTTCCATAGTTGTGGCGTTAAGCCTAACGGCAAGTCACTTTCAACCCACCTCGTTGTCGATAACAGAATCGAACTGTTGACTGCTTGTGTATCAGACAAGTACTCTACCACTGAGTTAATCAACAAAATATTAAGGATTCCATACCTAAAAGGGAAGTCACCCATAACCCACCTCGTAGTCATAACAGGATTTGAACCTGTACTCTCAAAATTATCAGTTTTGCGCTTTAACCAAATTAAGCTACATGACCATTATCTATATTTGTTAGATATATAATCTTTATATAGTGTTTGTGATAATAAATATGTTTTACAAGAATCAGTAAATATTATGGTGGTTTGTTCATTCCAAATAAAACAATCTCCTACAGATTGTGCTTTATATTCACAAATTCCATTACCAACATTTTTTTTTCTCTTATTTGATAAATAACACCATCACAAGTATCACAACTAATAATAATGTAATTACTAAAATAATCAATAATAATTTTCTCATATTTAATATATAAGAAATTCACGCACTTTTTAGAATTAATTATTTTCTGTGAATGAATTCTTATCATTAAATACTTAATATCTATTACTTTATTTTACATTAATATTTTTATAGCTAATCACCCAATTGAGTTTGTTTTAATTATTAATTTTTTTGTACCCTTAGTAGGATTCGAACCTACATCTGATGAATCGAACTCATCAATTTTTATCCATTAAACTATAAAGGTATTGTTTACCATTTTTTTATTGCATTACCACTAATTACAAAATCGAACCTTTATTTATGTACTCTTAATAGGAATCGAACCTATATCTAATGCTTCGCAAGCATTTATTTTTTCCGTTAAACTATAAGAGTATGCTCCGACTTTTACTTATCCGCATTTCGGATACCTATTGATGGTGGTTGTTTCAGTCGGCAACCAGAAGGTTTACAATGACTACGCTAACCTACAAACCCTGCGTACACCTAACAGGACTCGAACCTGTACTTTTCTCGTTAGAAGCGAGAAGTTCTTCCAATTAAACTATAGATGCATATATTATCACATTTAAATGTGAAAGTAGTACCCCCGATAGGAATCGAACCTATATCAAATGATTAGAAGTCACTTATTTTATCCATTAAACTACAGGGGCATCTAAATTTAGAATCCAATTCCAAATTTAACTACAGTATCATCACCTAAATCATTTTTAACACTAATTTTCAATACCTTTTTTAAGTCAGTTGAAAACAAATAGTCAAAAACATCTAAGTTAATAGTAACTACTTTGCTACTGCGTTCTTTTTTAAAAATTTTAATTGAATTTACGTCTTCAATTTTTAGTAAATCAAATTCATTCATTAATTTGAATTTACCACTTACAATATCTTTTACTGTAAACATAATTATTTAATTTTGAGCTTGGAGTGGGATTCGAACCCACGTGAAGGTATTACCTCTCCTGATTACAAGTCAGGTGCAATCGACCACTATGCGACCCAAGCAAAACCCAATATGTCAAAGAACCTTTTATCCGAGCCAAGACTAAGAATCGAACTTAGGTTTTTACTCTACCAAAGTAACGTAATTTCAACTATACTATCAAGGCTTATAAACAAAAAAACCCGATTATTTTTAATCGGGTTTAAGTGTTTATGATATTTTTATAAAAAAATTTACACAATAAACCCGTTAGATGACGTAGTACGTCTTTTTCTTGTAATTCGGGTAATTTTAATTAAATTTTTCATTATTTTCAATATTTTATGCAAATATACTACTAAATACGTTAAAGTCAAGAAAAAAGTTTATTTTCTTTGAATTATTTCATCAACAATTCCATATTCTAAGGCTTCAATACCTTTCATCCAGTAGTCTCTGTCACAATCCTTCTCTATTTGTTCAAGAGTTTTCTCTTTACCTTTTGGTAGGTGCATTTGAATGATTTCGTAAAGTTCTGTTTTGATGATATGAATTTGTTTATAGCTAATTTCCATATCTGATGCTTGACCTTGCATACCACCTAATGGTTGATGTAGCATAATTCTTGAGTATGGTAAAGAGTATCTTTTACCTGCAGCACCAGATGCCAATAAAATTGCACCCATTGATGCTGCTAATGAAATTGCGACAGTTGATACATCTGGTGTAATGTATTGCATTACGTCACGAATACCGTAACCAGCGTAAACAGAGCCACCGGGAGAGTTAATATACATCGTGATATCTCTCTTCGGGTCAAGATTATCTAAGAAAAGTAATTGTGCAGTAACAACATTACATACAAGATCATCAATTGGCATACCAAGAAATATGATCCTATCCTGCATTAATCTTGAGAATACATCAATTTCTCTAAAGTTCATTTGACGTTCTTCAATAATGGAACGTGTCATGTCAGTGATACCATGATTCATTTGAGCATTATCATACCTATGTAATGTTAATGATGAAATGCCCATGTGATTTACGGCATAATTTTTAAATTCTTTGCTGATATTCATAATTTAATTTTAAGTTTAACAAAAATAATGAAATTAGATTTTATTGTCAATAATTATAAAATTTTACATAGCTAATTTTTGTATTTATATTTGATGAAAAGAATTTTAATTAGATTAGGTATGACACTATTTTTATTGTTTGGTGTTGAATCTTGTGCTGTTTTTAACGGTGGCACGTATGACAAAAATCCATGTTTTTATTTAGACAATCAAAATATGAAAATTGAGTGTTTAAAATGGAGAGAAAATTATCCTAGAGAATATAATAATTTCTATGATAGAGTTAAGAGAAAATATATTGATTCAGTTTATTTATCGTTACCACCAAGAGTAGATTTTTTATTAAAAAAAAATGGTAAAGTCACACCATTAAAATAAATTCATTTAACTACGTCAATAACATATTGAATTTTTGGTGTATATTTTATACTCCAAACTTTAATGTAGTATTTATTTTTTTCTCTATCATATCGATGTGCAATTAATCCAGAAAATAATTTAACTATTAAATTATACTGGTTTTTTGTTACTTCAATTGGTATGTCGTACAGTATTTTCTGTGTTTGTTTCCATATGGGCAATGTTTACATTTATTTTTACAACAATATCCTCTTTTTAAATGATATGCTTCTGTAAACACAAATTTACCAGATTCAATGTAGTAATCAATATTTTCCACTAATTTATTTTTCATTCATTATGATAATATACTTTATTACATAAACAAATAAAATCATCGTTTTTCAGTGATTTCTTAATTAAAAAGATATCTTTGTGTACCCATTGAATATTTCCAGTAATGTAACCTTGTTCTGGAATTATAGTATCCAACATTGCCGTTGTTTTATCTGAATTATATGGATATCCTGAAAACTCTAAATCTAATCCAGATAATTTACATTTTTTATTTTGTTTTAAAACAATATCCCATGCTTCTTCAATTCTAACATTAAATATAATTTTTTTACTTGAAGCATATCTTTTTATTTGTGCCCACATGTCGCCAGATATTTCACCATATCCTTTCCTATTCTTTAATCCAACTTCTTTTCTAGCACAATTAGAACATTGAGTTGATCTTCCATTCATTAATGAATTAGACTTAACCTCTAGAACATATCCACAATCACATTCACACAACCAGTATGTCAGGTTATTCTTTTTTTTAGGTAATGATTCAAGAACTGTCCACTTACCAAACTTTTTACCTTTCTCAATTAACAAGAATTTACGCATATTAATTACTTATTTTTTGATTCAAATATGTATTGAGTATAATCCAACATTTTGTTCCTAATATGTGTACATTACATTAATATTAGTTTATATTTTATATTATTCTCATCTAATACTAGATTCTCATCTAATACTAGATTTCCGTCTAATATAGTAAATTTTTTTATATTTGTCTCTTTTCTGACAATATTTAATAGATATTCTTCATGAAGAAATAATGTGACATACTCGTTATTAAGTATGTCACATATTTGATTATATACTTCTTTATGAAGGTAAATTAACCGCATTTTGAGTTACCACAAGATACACAAGTTAAACAACCTTCTTTGTATTCAAGGTTTTCACTACCACAGCTTGGGCATTTACCATTACCTTTTTCACCATCTTGAAAATATCGCTTAATAACTCTGGCAACACCATTCTTCCAAGTATTAAGATGCTCATCATTTAAATTTAATGATTGAATTAAATTCAATACATAAACCATTGGCATCCCATGACGTAATACTGACGAAATCAATTTAGCATAATTCCAGAATTCAGGATTAAAAGTATGATTTAATCCAGTGTGAACTTTCTTCTCTCCATTAACATCAACGTATTCAATGTCGTAACGCTTAGTACCATCATCATACTTATTTTTTACAATTTCACATTCAGTAATATTTGTAGGCAATTCACTTAAACCATTTTCTAATTTACCTGTAAATATTTCATATGGTCTTCCATCAAGTAAACCAACTACCGCAATCCACTTTTCAAGATTATTTTGAAAACGAATAATCTCACCTTTTAATCTTTTAGGTCTTTTAGGTGCATGATTATCTTTAAATAAGTTTTCCTTTTCTTTTTTCTTCTTATCTGTTTCAGAAATTAAAACACCAGAACGAGAGCCATCACGGTATACAGTAATACCTTTGCATTTTGATCTCCATCCAGTTTCATATACTTTACCAACCATTTCTTCAGTGATTTCATTTGGTAAATTTACTGTTACAGAAATTGAATGATCTACATGTCTTTGTACCCGACCTTGCATTTCAACTTTCTTTACCCAATCAACATCGTTTGATGTAGCACCATAATATGGTGAAAGTTTAACAAGTTCATTAATCTGTTCATTAGTATAATGTAGCTTAACATTTTCAACATCATAGCCATTTGCAACTAACCATGTTTCAAATTTATGATGAAATACAGGATACTCCATCCAAGTATCACCTAACTCATCAACAAAATCAACACGAACATTTTTATCGTTAGGATTAATTTTTCTTCTACGAGTATAATATACCAAAAATACACACTCAATACCAGATGATGTTTGAGTCATAATAGATACTGAACCAGTAGGAGCAATTGTAAGTAAAGCAAGATTTCTTCTGCCATACTTAATCATTTGTTTATATAATTCAGGGTCTTCATTTTCAATTCTCTGAATGAATGGATTTTTTTCTTCACGTCTAAAGTCATACATAGGGAATGCACCACGTTCTTTAGCCATGATAACTGATGAACGATATGCTTCAAGTTTAAGTACTTTATGCACTTCTTCTGAAAAATCATTTGCTTTATCAGTACCATACTTTAAACCAAGTGCTGCAAGCATATCACCTTCAGCAGTAACACCAAGACCTGTTCTACGACCTCTTGTTGCTTTATCTTTAATATTCAACCAAAGTTGTCTTTCAGCATTTTTTATGTGCTCAACTTCAGGATCGTTCTCAATCTTAGTTAAAATTTTAACAACTTTTTCCAATTCAAGATCAACAATATCATCCATTAATCTTTCAGCAATAATCGCATCTTCTTTAAATGCTTCCCAATCAAAATATGCATCTTTGGTGAATGGATTTACAACATAACCATATAAGTTGATTGCTAATAAACGGCAAGAGTCGTTAGCACATAATGTAATTTCACCACATCTTCTTGTTGATATACCATTAACTATAATATTTCTACCAATATCTTCTTTTAGACAGTAAACTGGTTCATTTTCACATACTTTAATTTCATTAATAGTATCAGTTAATGAATCTGAAATTCTGTAATCATGCGTTGTATCAAATTTACTTTCTTTCACATTATCACCTATAAACCCAAAATATTTACAATAATTCACTATTGATGAATTTATTGTTATTAATTCATATTGTGTTTTAGTACGATACATTTTATTACCACCATTTCCATCTGGTAGTGATGTCATTTTAGAATCTCTTCTTTTATAGATTTTAGTCATAACACCATTAGAATGTAATATCAATTGTATTTTTTCAAGTAAATTTTTATTACTTTGTGCTAACCTGATTGAAAAACCAGACCTTTTCGTACCTTGAATTGAACCATCACAATACATCAATGCTGCAACGTAATATTTACCAATGCTGGTTCTTGAATTTCTTAAAATAAATTCTGGTACATGATGCTTAGTTTCCCTATTGAAATTACAGTACTTATCTAGAATAATAGCTAACCATTTGGATGTTATTCTAATTTTATCTGCATCAACAATGTCGCTACGCATATATTTAGAATATAGTTTATTTTTTTCATTTACTTTTTCATCAAAATTTTGATATAGAGTATCAATCATATTAGTAACGAATTCATACATTCTTTCTTTATCTTCACCCCATAAATCTATATGAACTCTACCATTTTTTTTAGTAAATGTACCATCACCAGTAATTAACCCAATTAATGTAGCCATAATCTCATCTAAAGAAGTAGGTGTTAAACCAACAATAGAATCACCAACATTTGGTTGACTAATCAATATTTGATGTTCAGGTGTGATGTCTTTTGCCTCAATCATCCCATCTGTTGTTGCAATATGATGGTCAGGCGTACACTTTAATTTTAGTCCACTATTTAATGTTAACTCAATAATTTCTGCATCTGATTTCGTTAAAAATACATTACTTGCATTTCTTTCTATTACACCTGATTCATCCATATTGATTTTCCAATTCTCTGGTTTTTCAATTCCATCATCAACATATGAAATTCTATTATCTGCAAGTATAGTGTTTTCAACACCTTCATCATTTAGTTTCCCAAATTTTACATACCCATTTTTAGTCAACAGATATTCCGATGCAGGAAAGCAAGGATTTGTTGAAATTGTTTTAAACCCTAAATCAGCATAACAATCAGGAATAGATTCACGAATAATTGTATCCCAAAATAAGATTCCGGGTTCGGCTGATTTCCATGCATTATGTACAATCTTCTTCCAAAGTTTATTAGCATTAATTTCTTTAGTAAAAACTGGATTATCTGAATCAACAGGATATTGTGTGGTATATGATTTATTGCCCACTGCAGCTTCCATGAAGTCATCATGTATTCTAACAGATACGTTAGCACCAGTTACTTTACCTTGTGTCATTTTAGCATCAATGAATGATTCTGAATCAGGATGTTTGATTGATATTGATTCCATCAATGCACCTCTACGACCATCTTGTGCCACTTCTCTTGTAGTGTTTGAAAAACGTTCCATGAAAGGAACAACACCTGTTGAAGTTAATGCTGAATTTTTTACTGGTGAACCTTGTGGTCTGATAAAAGATAAATCAACGCCAACACCTGCACGTCTTTTTTGTAATTGAGCAATTTCCTGATCTAGTTTAAAAATACCACCATATGAATCTGCATCTTGATCATTACCAATTACAAAACAGTTATGGCATATTATATCACCAGCAACAAATGAGTGATCTTCCTCAACTTCCATATCAAAAACTTCAACATTTATTGGTGACTTGATAAATGTTATTTTATCTTCTTTAGTTGAGATTGTTGTACCTATTGTTCTATTTTTTATTAATTTTCCTTTAGACAAAAAATTATATCTAACATTTTTACCAATACTTCTACACAATAATCCCAATTCATATGCCAATGTCTGATTTGCAATTGCAAAATAATTATAATCATCATCAATGTCAGTATAATTAGTTCCATCACCAAATAAAAATCCATCAATAATTTCTCTTTTTAATTCATCATCAAGAGAAAAAATCCATTCTGGTAATCTTTTACAATCAAATCCATGTCCAAATAATTTGTTAATTAATTTAGCAAATTCAGGTTCAAAAATATTTATTTGGATGAAATTAAAGTTATCCCATTTTTGAATCCATGACTTATGACCTAAAATTTCAATGAAGAAATTATCTAATCTATCTTTTACATGATCTTCTTCATCAACATTTAAGGTCAAATATAGTGATGGATGATTACTACCTATTTTTTTTATTGCACCTTCTGCTAAATATAATCCAATAAACCATGCAAAATCTTTATTTAAAAAAACATGTTTTCCATTACCAATTGGAAATAAGTCAGGTGATTTAATATCACTAATCAATTTAGGCTGTTTTAACCTTTTATTTTGTTTGTTTAATAAATCTTTAACTTCAATCCATTCATTATTTTCAGTATATACTTTATGTTCAGGAGTAACTGCTAAGTATTTACCCATTTCGTTTTCATTTCTTACATTAGGACGTTTATCTCCAAATGTTCTTGTTATTGTATATGTTTCTTTTATACCATTAAACCAATGTTTTAATACTTTTCTAAAACGATTATTATGTGTTAATACATGATAACCTGATTTTATATCTTTCATTTTAATTAATCCAAATTCTTTAGTATATACCAAAGATTCACCATGAACACAATTCGAAATCGAAATTGTTTGAAAATTATTTCCAATACCAGCCATTGGTGATCCTTGTGGAACAATCTTTTCAAAGTGTTTGATCTTATCATATATAAGTTCTGCTGATAATGGATTTTCGTATTTAGCTTCGATTCTTGCAAGTTCATTTGCTAATCTCCAGTGCATGTCATCAGGAGTTAACTCATAAAGATTTCCATCTGAATCTTTTAAACAGTATTTGTTTATCCAAACTTCTGCTGCTAATGTATCTCCTTTAAAATAATCTAAGGTTGCTTTGTAAACCTCTTCTCTTGTGTAACGTTTTAAAATTGTTTTTTCTTGTTTTTTAGGTTCTTCTAATACGGCTTCCATTTTTAATTTTTTGTAGTTTTTTATAAAATAAATAGACTCTGACACTGACAGTATCAGAATGTTTTTTGGATTTTTTACCAATGTTAGAAATAAATACAAGATGTGTCAACCAAACTTTTGAAAAAATAAATATTTATTTTTTCTGTTAAGTGTAACTATTGATTATCACTACTTTACCCAAAAATTTTTTGATTTAGTAGAGGTAGATTGTTTAAAGTATTCTCTTTTTTTAGGTTCTTTTGGAAATTTAATTCCTGTTTTTATTTTTTCATTAAAAAGTAAATTGCTTCCTAAGTGGGTATCATACTCAAACCAAGTACTACCTGAATAGTAACTTGTTTCTTCAATTAATTTTTCTTCAGATGAAGCAGTTGATAATAATTTATCCTGTGCTTTGTTATTATAAAGCAAATAATATTTAGATGGTTTGATTTCTTCAGACATAAATTCAAAATAATTAATAACAAATTTGTTATTAATTATTTTGAATTTGTCAATATGGGGGGTATACTATAGAGCTTTCTCAATCTAACATACGGATTGTACATGTTACTATTTTCCCTGAGTGCATCGGGTGGGATTCAAACCCACGTTATGTATTGCTACCTTTATAGATTAAAAGTCTATTACCTCAGTCTCCACTCGGTCACCGATGCGTTTTTTATCAACACATCAGTGCCATTTCACATGGATGATGTGTTGATTAAGGTTTTCGTTTTAATTTTAAAGTGTTCATAAAATTTTCTTTCTAAATAATTATGTTGGAGTGGAGGGACTCGAACCCCCGAAGGTCAAACGACCACTTGATTTACAGTCAAGCGCAATTGCCACTATGCGACACTCCAATATGTTTGTGGGAGATAAAGGACTCGAACCTCTATTAGCGGTGTTACAGACCGAGTGCTTACCAATTAGCAATGAATCTCCCGTAAAATAAAAAACCCTGACCTTTGTGAAGATCAGGGTTTACTACTGTTGCTTTCTTACTGTTAAGACATAGTATTACCGATCTTCACTTCTGAAGACTTTTTATAATAATATTTCTTTACAGTTTTCATTTCTTTAAATATCAATTTTTTTACAAATGTACAACTAAATACGTTAATGTCAAGTAAAAAGTTATATTTTTTTCTAATTATTTTTCAGCATCTTTTTCCATTTTGTTCAAACGATCATAATAATCTGGTATTTCAGTTAAATGATCCATTGCAATTTCTTCAGCCATCTTTTCATCATTTGTATGCTCTAATTCTATCTTCTTACCCTTCTCTATTTGCTGTTTAATTGACTCCATAGACACGTTATGTTTTTTGGCTATATCTCTTCTACGGTTAATTTATCAGCCTTACCACCAGCCACTAAATCTTGTTTATCGTCAATATTATCACCCTTTTCTCTTTTAAGATAACCAAGAATAGCGTCCATATTATGATATGAGACACTTAATTTATCTTGAACCCAAGCATCAAGATTATCAGAATCTTTCATCATACCCTCAATTTGGGTAGCCATTTCGATTATATCCTTCAACTTAGGTTTGAAATATGTTCCATCATTTTCATGATAGTTATTTTCCTTAAAATCAGGATTAAGTTTTTCCATCATTTCGAATAGTCTTTGTTTACCTTGCTTTTTCATGGTATAAAATATCAATTTCTAACTATAAATACCATAAAAACTTGTATTTATATAAAAAACTATAATTCTATGGCAAAATTAACAAAGCAACAATTCGCTAACTGGTTAGGATATGATGTAAATAAGGTTTTTGAAACTATTGAATTGGTTAAATTAGCTGATCCTGATGGAATTTGGGCACATGCTCAAGATATGGGTGATGAAGATATGGAGAATATAGTGGAAGCAATCTATTTCGAATATGGATCATTAAAAGAGGCTATTGAAGCATGTAAAGATGCTCTTGGAATTAGCGAAATGAATGAGGCTGATGGTAATATGCAAGATCAATTAACGTTTAATGAATTACCACAAAAGGTAAAAGATAATTTTTTCAGAAATGTTACTATTAGTGTTGCTTTTGTAAAAAAGGATGGAACTGTTAGACATATGGCTTTTAGAAGAAATCTAAAATCTTATGTGAGAAGTGATGCTCCAAAAACAGATGCCCAAATAAATGTTTTAAAAAACAATAATCTTTTGAATGTATACGATACTAATGTTTTTATTCAAAAGAAAAGAGAACTTGGTAGTGATGATTTAGCAGCAAAACAAAGCTATAAAAATATTAGTCTTGGTAACGTATTAGCTTTTTTAACTGGTGGTGAATTATTTGATATGAGAGAAAGAAACCAGATAAAAGAAAGATTTGGTGAAGATATATATCGTTCTTTAACTAAAGGTATGGAAGCAGCAATGAGAAGTGATGAACAAACATCTGAAGCAGGTATGCAACAAAATGAATCATTGTTACCCGAAGGAGAAAAACAAAAAATTAAAGAAACAATTCTTAGAATTAAAGGACTTAGCAAGCAGATGGATGATTTTTCAGATATGATGGATGTTATCGATAGCAATCCACAATACTTAGCTAAGTATAAAAAAATAATAACACAAGCATTAAAAGATGTAATGTTTGGTGGTAAATTAACCGCATACAAAATGATGTTGCGGGAAGTATTCTTTAGTAATTCACAATTTATAATTGAAGTTTTAAAACATAGAGGTTCATTAGCTAATGCACCAATGATTGAGGGAATGTTAGATAGAGTTGGAAGTGCTATGTCAACATTATTGCTTAAGGGTAGTATTGATGAGACGATAGAATCTCCAACATCAATGTATAAATATATCGATGATCCTGCAGTAAAAGAGGAACTAAAGAGAATGTCAGTTGAAAGAGGTAAGAATAAGTTAATGGGAATGATTGATGCCTCAAAATTAAAGTAATATGGCAGTTATAAGAAAACCAAATAGTCTAAGAAATATTATTACGAATATTATTAAGGAAGAATATTCAAATATGGTATTAAATGAAATCACCTCTAAAGAAGCTAAAGAAAAATTCTATAAGGACATAGATGACAAACTTTACGGTACTATTATAAGTTTAGACCCAACATATAATGCTCAAAAAGATATTATGGGTAATTATACCAAATGGTTATTAAGACCTGATAATCTTGCTAAATTAAAAACTACTAAAGAAGAAGATTTTTATAAGATAAAAGATGATTTAACCAAATTTCATAAATTAAAAACATCAAATAAATTACCACTAGAATTAAGAGACATTAATAAATTTAATCTTGATAAGCTACTTGAGTATATATTCAATAATTATTCAGATGAAATCAGTGCATCTAAAACACAAGAAATAAAGAGTGTAAAAGGTGAAGCTGAAAAATATGATTTTCCTAAATGGACAGTTATAGTACCTAAAACTGAAGAAGCATCATGCTATTATGGTAAAGGAACTAGATGGTGTACTGCTGCAACTCAAGGAAAAAATTATTTTGATTTATATAAGAGTAGAGGCAATTTATGGATTTTAATTAATAAAGATGATCCCAATGAAAAATATCAATTACATTTTGAAGATGGTCAATTTATGGATGTAATGGATAGAGATTATTCTTTATTAGAGATATTAAAGACTGATAGTAAATTATATGATTTTTTTACAGAAAAACACCCAATGCAAATATTGGAGTTTGCTATAAAAAATGCTGACTCAAATTTATTTTCTGATGTTTTTAGTAGAGGTAAATTTAGTAAAGATCAGAAACATGATTTAGTTATAGATATATTAGAAAGTATTAGTGACTGTAATTATAATACATCTGACTACACAGATATGCTAGATCATATAGGAAATTTAAGCACTTATGAAATAGAAAAAGATAAGTATAGTAGTTATGCATACTCGATTCAATGTATGATGAAAACTAATTATAATGATGATGAATATGTTGTTTCGGAAGTTAGTTGGTTTATAAGAATGTTTGGTGGACTTAATGATCTTGATGATATGGATACATTTTTTAATATAGCATATAATGATAATCCAGAATTATTTTTAATTATCATTAATGAGTTATATGCTAATGAGCTTTTTAGAAAATATGTTGCATATAATGATCTAAACGATAAAGTGAAATTAAACTTAGAGATAATGGAAGTTATATCAGATTTAAAAGAAAAATTTGAAACCTATCCAGTAATAGAAAATAAAATTGCAAGAATACATATCAAAGATATTGACTTTGAAAACAATAAATTTAATATCGAGATAGGATTAAAAAATGGAAAAGGTAAAATAGTAAAAACTCAAAAAGAAAAAATACACTATAAAAATATTTATAATTACATTAATAATTATAAATTAATGATGGATGGTAAAAATATAACCAAACCATTAGTCTAATTTTAATTTATTAGGCTTCCAAGTTTTTGTCCAATGTTCATTTGTTGATACATGTTTTGGTCTTACTGCTTTTGCATAATACATTTGAAAATCATCATAATGAAATTGCATTGCAACTCGACAAACAATACCTTCAGATTTACTAAAATCTAATCCGTAATAAACCTCTTCAAGTTTTTTATAATCAAAAATACCGTCATAAAGAACTGGTACATGTTTTAATCCCCATTCTTTACAATAGTGAACTGTAGTATCCCAACCAAGACAATAATTATTCTCGTCCCAAATATTGAATACGTAAAAGTATGATTCTAAATTCTCATATCTTATTGAATGTTCAGCAAACATATTTTCACCGCACACTCTCCAGCCTTCAGGGATTAAATAATCAAAGTTGGCTTTAAATCCTTTAAGCCAATTTCTGGATGGATGACCATCATCAGTTACTGAACGAGGATGATAGTATCCTTTATAGATAGACGCATTTTCTCCATCCAACTTCTCAGTTGCTATTACTCTCTTCCCTTCAAAGCCTTTTAGTGTTTCAAGTTTTCTATCATCGTTTTGTAGTGATTCAGAAAACTCAAAATGAAAAGTCTTAGGATATTTTATTGCGTCAAGATAGTTTATAATTCCTTAAAATACGTATATGAAATAATCAATGCTAAATAATGTAAAAACTGATCAAGTCTTATTACTGAAAAAAATGATGGAAATCCATAAAATTTGTTTCCTTTATATAGTTTACTTGTCCATCTACTTGTACAATAATCAGTAATCCAGTGCAATACACCATTTAATAATATCCAATAAATCATCAAAACCCATCCATATAATCCAACATTAAACCAAAGAAGTAAACCTATTGGTATAATACCAATTGAATAATAAAAAACATGTTATGATAACCAATAATTAGATGTACTTTTATTGGTTGCCATATCTTTTGTTTGAAGTAGGTGTTTCAGATATTAAATCAAATTCACGTAAAGTTAAAGTAGGATTCGGAAGTGAAGAATTTGTATATTCACCATCCGAGTCCTTTGTTGTATACTGCACTAATTCGTATCTATAGAATTTCATTAGTAATTTCCTTCAATAACTTGAAAACATTTCAATCCAAGTTCTCTCCACATTGACACAACTTGATTTCTGTCATCATAAACACCAAGTACATTAAATTTGCCATTGATATGCTCATCAAAAATTCTTTTCTTAATGACAGTATCTTTATCTAAATTATCTGCAGGTCTTATGTATAAATAATTAAAATGAATACCGTTTTCTGTAAGCCACATCTTTGTTAATTCTTCACATGAACCATCACGTCCAGTTACAATGATAATTTTATATCCTGATGCTTTGTGGATTCTAAGAGTTTCACGAACCTTTTCATCAACCACATCAACATCAACATTATCCCAATCAAAATGTCCTCTCTTACCATTAACATGTGCCAATGTTCCATCAATATCAAACACAATAGTATTTGGTAGATTGTTATCTGGCTTCCAGTCAATGTTTTGATACCATTCTTGGTTTCTTTCTTCTGTATGAGAAATTAAAGTTTGAATCATATAGATTCAAATAGTTCTCATACATTTTCTTGATCACTTCTTCGCCAACCATAGCAGCACCTCTTTTGCTATCTCTTTCAATAGCTAAATCCACTGGAACATCAAATATTTTAAATTCAACGTCAGCCAATGTTTGGCAAAAATCAACCATTTCTGCCAGATATTTGATATTCACGTTTGTTTGATCAACAATAACATTGAACTTAAAATTAATGGCAGTAGATATTGCATTCTCAACCAATTGAGTTACTAATCTTTCACCCTTTGGGTCAAGCATTTGCGATTGTGCAAGCATTAAGCGATAATCATCACGGCAAACACGAACATAGTCAGTATTCCTACGGACAAATTCTTTTGACCATGTTGATTTACCAGATGCAGGTATTCCTATTGCCAATGTTATTTTAAGTGTTTTCATAATTATATCTTATACGAAAAACTAACCATTTTGGTTAAAATATTTTTTAATAGCCCCTTTAGGTTATATCCTTCAACATAAATCAAGTCTTTATTTTTTTGGTATTGGATAATATTAGTAAAAGATCGGTTTCCCTTTCTATTCCTACCAATTTTAAACTTGAAATTAACTTCATGCTGTCTTATTGCTGATTGTGATAATCCAACAATTTCGCTTACCTCATTTATTGTGTAATAAAGTTTCTCCGATGTTGTCTGAGTTTTTAACTGTATTCATCCCTTATTTTCATTATCAGTCTCCCCAAATGATTTTCCCCATAATTAGGTATTGCCTTTAAATCAACACCCCAAAAAATATCACCCCAATAATTTCCTTCTTGAATATTTTCACTACCAGTAAGTAGAAGTTTAGTTAGGAATGGTTTCTGTTCAAACTTCTTACGAAGACAATACTCCATAACTTTTAACTTAACTTCATCCCAATCCTCACGAAGTATAATCTCTTTAGATTTCTTCTTTACAACAGCAGGTGAATTACTGCTATCAAAACAAAAATATTTCCATGCTTGATCTTTAGATTTTTCAGATTGATATGCATGTTCAACAGAAGCGTATACAACACCTCTAAGTTCTATGTCAACTAATGACATATTACTTAACCAACGATTATCTTCAGTTGTAAATGTTACAATCATTCCTCATCAGTTGGTGTCATCTTTATTATTGTATATAGAATACCTATATCAATAATTTTTGCAAGATATGCTGAATTCCATTCTGGAAATTTTTTTGGAACACCTTTTTTGATTAGTTCTTCTTCAATTTCCTTGATCTCATCATCGGTCATTTTATTTAAAAATTCCTCTGCTGTATCATTCCTAATGATAGGTCGTTTAACAAAGTTCTTCAACTGAAATAGGCATATTCTTAACTAAGAAACTTCTTTATTGTATCGGATGCAATCTTTCCATCATACTGACCTGAGTAATTTTCCTTTAGAGTAGACATGACTTTACCAATATCCTTCATTGAGGAATATCCATTATCAGAAATGATTGATTGCGCAACGATTTCCAATTGTTATGTTGATAACTGATTTGGTAGGTATGCTTCAAGGATAAATACTTCATCCATGTTACCAACCAACTTAGCATTTTCAACCATCTTTTTTAGAATAGCAGTTGCCTTATCTAACACATGCTGAGACAACGGTACTATTCTGTCTTTTCTACCTTTCGATTTTCTTATGTGAATCAACATTCTTTTTGAATCAATGTCATTAATTTTTAAATTAACAATTTCAGATACTCTTAATCCTACAGAATATGTTAATGTCAATATTGCTTTATGTTTAATATTAATTATCTTAGATAATCTTTCTTTTATTAAATTATCATCAATAACTTTTGGTAGTTTCTTTTCAGATTTAGGTCTTTCTATTTTTGAAAGATGTGGTTGGCTTTCCTTTCGTATCTATCCAACGCCTCAATTCATTATATAAAATAATATCATCTTCAAATTCGTGTGTTCCAATTTTACCAAGCATTAAAATAAAGCATTTTCCCCACCAGATACGAAATGAACGTGGTAAATTAATCAATTTTTTTTTAATAAAGTTTTTCATATTTCTAAATGATAACTGGTTATATTTTGAAACGTCTTATAGGGCAACCGTTTCATATTGCCGACCGTTATTTGTAAGTGTTCCGTTTATACTTCTAATCAACATTTCGGTTGAAAATTTTAAAAAAAAAATCCTACACACAAATATAATAAATTAATTTGAATAATCAAAATCATATTTTACTATAACATTTTTTGGTATTGTGTCTAAATACGCAACAGAACCCCATATATCTAAACTTTCAATTACCTTTTCTTTATCGGTAGTCGCTTTATTCCAACCATACTTATTCAAAATATAATCATCATCCCAAGTCAATTTATTTAAATCTAATTTTGTAACATCAATCCACAATCTAACTAAGGGTTTATATTCATAACTTTCTTCATCTTCATAGTATTCATCCATAACATCTATTAAAGATTGTTATAAATTCGCTTTATAAAGTGATTGTGATGTTGTTGAGAAAATACCTTTTGAACCATCTTTGTAATATGAATTTGGGTTTTTTCTTGAAATTAAACCATCTTCTAATATATCATCTAAATAATCTGTTAATGTATAATGAAATAAGTATTTACCATCAATCAAATAATTATTTAAACTATCTTCTATATGGTTTTCATTCAAGAACTCTCGTATGGTTGTCTTAATAAATTGTTTCAAATCTTTCAT